CCGGCGAGTTAAACTTCCCGAACGCGCTTCAGGCGATCCTGACGGTTTGTCCGACAGGGTTGCCTGGGGTAAACGCGCTCGGGGAGAGTCTCAGGCGGATGACCGTGGCCATGGAGAGTCCCACCCCCCTTTTGAACCTCCCCAACGTACCGGGAGCGACGCACTCTACAGAGCGGAGTTCCCCTCCATTTCGGAGTCGCAGCGCACACGCGCTCGCCGCAAGGCTGAGCACGTGCCCGCGCCTGTAAGGGTGCCTCTTATGAGGGTGGTACCAAGGCAGCGTCCACGTTTATCACGTGGGCGGGCTGCCGCGGCTCGCCACTCTCTGAGTAAGAGGCGCGACTTCGGATTGGAGGTCCTCTCTGCGTTGCACAACGCTCTCGGACACGAAGGTGGAGGAATCGCCGGTGATCTACGTGGCACTTATCGGCGCATCTGTGACACGCGCGGCGTAGAGGCTGGCCTGTCCTTCTTGAAGGACAGATCAGCCCAGGCTCGTGCCTGTTGGATTCTCCGTAATGGAGACTCCTTACAGGCCCAAGCTAGCTACGTCGGGCGTGCCCTTCCCGAGGGTAACCTCGAGAAGGTGAACAGTGCGTTGGATCAGCACCATGTAGACTACTCTGGGGTCCCGCCGGCCGTTCCGGCCGACATCCTGGAGAGGGCACGTGTTTTCACACGCGTATGGGCCCGCAGACACTGTGTGTCTGCTGACCGCATGGCGGGTCCTGACCTTCCAACACTGTCAGCCTGCATGGAGCAGACTGCCGGTGAAGGTGGTCTGAGGAGCTACACTGCTAGCCTTGGCATCCATCCGGAAGCCATGGAACGCGTGCAGCACCTCAAGGACTCACTCCTCCCTCAGGATTGGGAGACTCTCGTGCAGGACACAAGTCTTGTCTTGCACGGGCGTGATTACCTCCGGTCTTTGGCGCCTAACCAGCGCCCTAGGTCGAAGGTGATCGCGTTGCGAGAACGCGGGCTTAAAGTCCGCGTTATCACGAAGTCTCCTGCGGGACTCCATTACCTTGGCCACGTTGCTAGGAAGAGACTCCTAGCTGCCTTGAGGTCCGATCCGAATGCCGCATCTCCCCTGGTGGGAGTAAGCGATGAAGAAATCATAGGCCACTTCGTCGGGGCCTGTGGAGACACTTGTGTCTCTACAGACCTTACGAGGGCCTCTGACCTCCTCCCGCTTGACCTACTAGAGGCTGTGGTAGACGGGTTGGAAGACAGTAAGATGTTTACACCTCTGGAGATAAAGATACTGCGTGTCCTTACGGGCCCGCAGTGCCTTGAATATCCAGATGGGCGCAGCAAGATAGAACAGACTACCCGGGGGATCCTGATGGGTCTCCCGACCACATGGGGCTTGCTCTCACTGATCCACCAGTTTTGGTGGACCGATGCGATCAAGTCCGTGTGTGTGAGCCGCCGTGTACCCTTTGCACAGGGCTTCGCTGACAACAGGTTCATGACCTGCGGTGACGATGCTCTGTTCATCGGGTGGCACGACGTCTCGGTAGCCTACTCTGCTCTTGTTTGCGCCTGCGGCGGAATCCCTAGCGAAGGGAAACACTTCGTGCAGGTGGGTGACCACCTACGCGGCGTGTTTCTCGAGCGTCTCTACACCTTCTCTAAGGACAGTGCGGGGCGTGTCTCGTTTGGTGAGCGTAGTGATACGCTCCCCTTACGTGGACTCGTCCGGCCTGACCTCGGAGATGTGAAGGACGTTCAGGAACTTGGTCCCACCGTCCAATTGGACGATGTAACTAAGGTCCTCATCGCTGTGGACTCCGTCTGGCGTCAGCACCCTACTGCCGAACGTAGGTTGGCGCGCTTTTGCGAGCGTGCCTATCCATACGTCCTCAGGGTAGCCAAGAGTCTTGGGTTCCTGAATGGCACACATCTTGGTGAAGGTGGTTCCGGGATACCGCTCGTGGGTGGGCCAAGCCAACAAGCTTTGAGCTTGAAGGCAAGGTCACTCCTCGCGCGGTCTCAGGGAATCACTTTCCCTTCCGTGCTGAGGGGAGAGATCTCCTCAACATGGAAAATGGCCTCCATGCTGGTTGACGGCGATCTTGCCGAATTCCAGCGTGAAGGACAAGTTGTGTACCAGTCAGGTCCACTAGCACCCCCTGCCCCTCAGCACGGAGCCCCGTACGTCGCGTGCGGCACCAGAGAGGACTTCGTCAGGGCGGCTGTCGCTGATAGCTACAGCCGCCTTGCCTTGTCCCTCCCGGACCGCACGCGGCGACCTCGGCTCAATGAGCAGACCCTCCGCCGTACGATTAGAGAGTGGAAGCAGATGCTTCCCGCCATCCCTAACGGGATGTCGGCTCTCGACATCGTTAACGGAGGGCCTACTCTTAACGTGGTTTGGGTTAGGAGGACACGTGGCCCAGGCGGCGAGCTCCTCTACCCTCAGTGGGTTGGAGAGGCTCGGGCGTCCAGGGCGGACCTCCGCTCGCGTGCTCTCAGGAACATTCTTGACTGAATATCCCTGAGGACGTGAGACGGTGGTCCGGCTGCCCTTTGCTGGTAGGTGCGATTCCTACCGGACACCTCAACACACGGCGTGTTGGGGTGCGGGCAGTTCTGCCCCGCTTACGCGGGGCAGACCCC